GTTTTGTATTGTAAAACGTGAGCAACACTACCAGAACCAGCATCTTTGTAATAAAGCAATGCTTTCTCACAATCTTGGATCAAGTTAGCACCCAACGCAGGCAAAATATCTTGAGGACTAGCAGCATTTGTGGCTGATGGAATATGAGCCAAATGTTGAAAAACCTCAGTAATAGCAAATGGCTTTCCTTGAGCAGAGAATCCTATCTCAACAATACAACCAGCACCAACAACAGCAATTACATTGGCATCTTTATCTTGAACCAAAATTGATTCTCCATAACCATCAGTAGAGTTATGAATTTTTACAATACGCCCGGCTAAATCAGGACCATTGGTTAAAGCATCAGGAAGTTTCAAAGCAATAAGACCTACTCCTCCAGGATCAACAGATAAAAAATCTGACTTCATTTGTGCCTCACCGGATGCACTTGTTTCAGACAACTTCAAAGTAAGAGTAGCACCAGAACAAGACAACGCTTGCACTCCGTGTACTAATCCACTCATCGGTCCATCAGATGCAAATTTTAGATCATGCTCTAAGGCACGCCCACTCATTAACTCAGGTATTTTAGCCATTGTATAACTCCTTAATATGTGTATAGTTTCATTCAGTATTATATAATCAATACGTTATGTCCGTTGACCAACAAAGAATATGAGATCACCCAGTTTGGAACTATTCTGTTATTTCTTCAGATTCTTCTCTAATTGAAGAATATATTGATAATACAATGCATCATCGGTTGGATTTGCTATGAATGGAAGACCAACCATTTGTCCATATAGACCCGTGTAAGGAGTATCGTCTGTTCGTATGTATTCGTCTGCTAGTGTTATTACGGATAGTTGGATATCATTAGATACACCCAATTTATCAAATTCAACGGCCATTCCACCCTTTAGCATTTCTTTCGCATATACACCTACTGCAACAGGGTCATTGGCATCCAAACCTCTCCGTTGCATTTCAATTTGGGCTTGCATAATTAAGTCATTGTTGGTTGTATAACCCAAGCCACGAAGACCAATATCAAGCAAGGATGCTCCTACAATACTCTCAATAACGTCTGAATCAACTAAACCCTCTAACATATCCAATCGGTCCATTGCCTCTAATGAACGAGCAGGTCTTCCAGTAGGCATAAAAGGGAATGCAGCCATACCAAGAATCGATCGATGAGTAGCAGGCAAAAACATATTGGTGTAAACAAAGTGTTTGAATCCATCTTGATTGGTTGCCGGTCTATATTCTCGACCATCCAAAGGATTTGGATATTTGAATGTTTTTCTTTCAGCAGTTGCTAACGTGCTTTTGCCTGTTTGCAATCTTTCTTTGATATCTGTTGTTGTATACTCAATAAAGGCTCCTGATTCTTCTGGTCCATATAATTTATAACCCAAAAGACGCTGATTCATTAGAATGACACGTGGAGATATTTTTTGAAACCTAGCCTCTATTTGCGTAAAAGGAACCTCTTCAGTTAGAGGCATAATAGCAGCTTGACCTACTGGACCCATCGATGTAAGTATGTATCGGAAAAAAGCAGAAGAATCATCACTAAGGTAGGGGAAACTTGTAATTGCAGATGATAACAACATCATATCGTAAACATTGGTCATAGGTAAAATTTGGACTGTTCTATGTCGAAATGGGACACCTGTTGTTTCTATCTCGTTGAACATATCGATTAGTGCAGGTGGTAACATCATACGACCCTGCCAAAAATCACCGACGTATAAATCAGAATCTCCATCACGAAATGCCATTTCTTGCGTGCCTTTTGTTAAACGCATCCACCCCATGATTCTTTCTGGATTCTCTAATAATTTACGTGACATAAAACCAAGATTTTTTCGCATAAATGAATAGAAAAGAAATACATTCCGTAGATAATCTTTCTCAAAATCTGACAAATCAGAGTAGTCAAAATACAAATTTCTGACTTTTTCGGCTGCATCTTTTGGTGATGAACCCATTTCAAGTTCATCCATAAACATACCAACTCGACCATATAAATCATAAGATTCTGCAACTTCCATAGAACTACGAAGAAAAGATTGGTGCATAACCGTTAGTTTACTGTCCGGGTACAACATACGTAATTCGGATGCTAATATTTGACCTGTTTCCTCACGTACATACGTAGTGAGGACATCGTATGTTTGCATATATTGAAGTATGTCTTTATACGAGTAAACCTTACCTCCACGCGTAAACAACATGAATTTCCCACGTGAGTTGTCATTTTTCTTCTTAGCCAATAATTTATCCAACATTACCTTGTATGTAGTTCCTACAACAATCCCACCAGCAACACTTATATATGGGTTGACCCCAGCAGCTAACAGACCCAAACCGACGTATATACTTTCTGAAGCACCCATACGATTGGCTAAGCTTGTCTCTTGGATATCTTGCAAAAACATAGCAATTTGAGATGGTCTTTTCATTGCAGTTGGTCCACGATATATTTGTGCGTCTTTTTTTCCAAACGTGAAATTTCTGCCCATTGCCTCTGCCAAAACGCGTGCTGGCTTGGCAGCTGCTATGGCCAAAACATAGGATGATGTTATATTATATGTCAGCAAACCAGCACCGGCAGTAAGTAAAAACTTACTATTCAAACCCTTATCTAAATGCTCTTGGTTCATCATACCAAAAAAGTTCGTAGTCCAATATTGTGGACCAGACAATGCAGTTACTGACATTTTTATGTTCGTTGATATTTTTGGAACATTGAATGTGTCTGCTAATAAACCAACCAATCGGTCTGCATATCGAATCGCTACATTTTCTCTGTATGGATTTGACTCAACATATATGCGTAACCGTTCTGCTTCCTTAAAGTAAGAATTTAATCGTCTTCTCGATTCAGGAGTCATTTCCATCTCACCGATTTCATCCAAGAGAGGTCGATGCACTTTTTGATACATCCCTTGTATTTCCGACACAAATTTTGCGTTTGCTTCTTTTCGTGTCAAACCCTTAAAATAATCCGTTTCCATGAACAATTTATTAAAAGCAGTCGTACCTAGTGCTAATGCCAAGCCATAATAAGGATTGATAAATGATGCCAATCCAAATGTCCCACCGATAACTTGACCAATAGTAGCACCATATAAACCATATTGAACACCTTTGCTTATACGCTTTAAATTCTTTTCTAATGCGATTGGTATTTTACCTTCATATTTTCTTTTTATCTCCATTAATTTTTGTTTGTCTTGCCCTTCAAACACATGATATGTACGAGTTAAAATCTGATGAAAGAGGTTGTCTGCTAGTATTTGTTTTTGAAACGTGTTTAGTAAATTCTCACCCAAAGGTAGTTTGTCAACTAAATTTGCAGTGTATGTTCTAATTTGATTGTATTTTAATGCTTCAGACGTAGTTAGAGCAGTCAGTATTAATCCTGCTTCTCCCAGTCCTAAAAATGCTCCTGAGATAGCATAGGAAAGCAAAGCACCTGCTCCAGTATAAAACAGCCCACCTTTTACGATAGAACGTCGTATTTCACTAATAACAGTCTCTCGTTTTTTACTGGATGTCTCTAATATCCTTTGTTTTGTTTCTTCGTCTAATAAATTGGTAACTTTTGTGCGTTCGTGTTCATATAATACCATATTATCTATGATTTCTGATTCACCATACCGGCCTAAAGTAAGCCCACCAATGACCTCTTCTCTCAAACGCTCCAAACCTTGAATAAAATCTTTTGGAAGTATATATGTTTGACCATTTATATCTATTTCAGCAACATTTTTTCGACTGGCCTGAATAGGAATTTCTAGGTCTTTCATGATATCCATTGCTAAATTGTGGGCTTCGACATCAAGTATTGAACCACTAGGCTCTGGTAATGCTCCATCAATTATCAAAATGGGTGTTGCATTTGGATTTTCAGATGGATTTTTAATGATTGAACCACCGATTATTTGCTCCATATATGTAATTACTTTTTGTTTGAAATTCTCCATGTCATCAATGAAATAGTTTCCAAACTGTTCTCTACGCTCAGCAATCCTGGTATTCAGATCTTCAAATGCGCTATTTGACAACTTTTCTGCTAATCTTTGTGTTGCAAGTTTTTCATGCGTCAAAATGCCTAAACCACCTAAAACTGCCAATAAATCGTGTCTCCCCTTTTCCGGGTCAATTGCCAAAAAGTTATTCAAAACTTTTCTTTCGGCAGCTAAAAATGTTTGTATTGAGTCAGCCTCTTTGGTTTGGATTATCTCAGTTATAACGTCTGATAATTCAGTCAAAGTTAAATCTGAAGTTATCCGTTCCCTAATTTGACGAAACAACTTAAATCCATCACTATCGATGAAACCATACCCATTTGCATATAAAAAGTCTTTTGCTGATTGTTTTGTAAGTATCTCCCCGGAACCTTTAAAATAAATTTGCCCCTTGTTGTTTGTTGCAAAAATGTCTTGTCTCCTTACATGTTTACGAATTATGTCAATACTAGGTTCGTGAATAAATCTACCCTCAAACAATAATGTGAGCAGTTTACGATTGATGATCGTTGTATATCCTGCCAAACCCGAATCTTCTTTAGTGTAACCAGTAAATCGACGAAAAACTTCATCTCCTATAGAATCTAAATAATTATATCTATTGATCAATCCATTTTGGATTTCGTTGATAGCTGTAAGCATTGTTGCAGAATTGTCTGCACTCATCGTGTGTTCTTTGTTTGGATTTAGTTTTTTCTGCTCTGTATAATCTTCAACCATATCTCGTATAAAATTAATCGAATATACCTCCGAATCGGAAATGCCAAATTTTTCGCTTGTGAAAGCATTCTCTATTTGGTCTAATTTATCAAATGTAAACATTTCATATATTAAAGATCCATCTTTAAAACCAGTATCAACAATTTCATCATATAAACGATAGAATAAATCAAGTTTGCTACGATCAACTCTTTCTAGTTCTCTCAAATTTTCTGAGATTATTAGTTGCATTGCTGAGATACGTTTGTGGGTATTATTCCGTAATAAATAACTTTCTACAATTTCAGTGATTTCTTTTTCAGGAACCCCTACGTCTTCAAGTCGTTGTCTGATGCGTCTTCCCTCTTCACCTGCAGATGCCAGTTCTCTCATTCTACGACTTATATCAGTTGTGGTCTTTTTTAGTTCACCAATGTATGACAAAAATGGAGAACGTAGTGTTGGAGGCAAATCATCAATAATATCTGTGCGTCGAAAATACTTTTCAAAAAAACTCACAAAAGACTCTATAAAAGAGTTCAACCGTGACACATTATTTACGTCTTGCATCAAGTCTTTCAAAACTCTTTTGAAATAAGGGAAACTCTTCATATTCTGATTGACATCCTTTGAACGGTTGGAAAAGCCATACGGTACTTCACGTTCTAGTAATGCTCCTTGAAAATCATTGTATTCTTTTTGAGTTATGTGCATCCGTTCCCCAGGGTCCATAACAAAATCAATCAAACTTTGTGAAAAAGACTTAGTAGTACTTCCTAATGAATTGACGACAGAAATAAAATGTCTACGCATAGTTTTATTCTTAAACAATAAAATACCGTGTTGTTGAAACCTATCTTGATAATCATCTCCCAAAATAATTTTCATCTGATTTAAAACTTGATCTTGTACCTGTCTTTGCACACTTTCAGGCACAAAGTGTTTTGGTGTAAGTTCAACTATTTTTTCCTTTGCAAAAATATCATCTAATATAGATAGCCTAGAGAATCCTTGCGTTCTCTTCAATTTTGCAGTATTCGTGTATTCATCGGCTTTTGCCATACCATAAAGATTTGTTAATAAAAACAACGGATCTATTTCATCTCCAACTTTTATTTCACCGAATCGATATAAAGGCTGTCCTTTTTCGTTTACTGCATATTTTTGCAATCTTCGAACTGAAGCAGTTTTATTCAATTGCTCCAAAAGAACCTTTTGTGTGGGTATAGAAAGTTTTTCTCTTAGTTGTCCTACAATCAACTCTGCCCCTTTACCACGCTGAGATTCTAAAGGAGTCAACTCCGGGTCTATTCTTACCTTATACCTAGAACGTTTTTTTCCTATTTCCACGACTTGAGATATAGCTTTCCCGTGTGGATTAAACATTGTATTAAACTGAGTTTTTAATCCTTCAGACACATCCTGTCTATGCACCAAATCCCACCATTTAGACAAATAACCTATAGAATGGTCAAACATTGCCCTTGTTCGTAAATCAGGCGATACATCGTTTTTAATATAATACATCAATTCTGATGCAAATTGTTGGACACCTTGTGAAGTAAGTCTGCCACCAACGGAGTCATAATGACTCGCTAAATGCTTGTATGCCTTCTGTGGCATCATCATTTCTAAAATATTTGCGTTTGTGACCAAAAAATCATTGAACGTCATTGTGTCTGACAACTTTATTCTTAAACGATTACCATCTATCTCAATTTGAGATACAACTTGTCCTTCTTCAATTTCAGCCCGTGCTATTGTAGGTTCGATACCAATCTCAGTTGTTTGACGAACAGACCTAGCTTTGATTTTATCATCTTGCAATAATCTGAACCTTTGCTTGTATTGTTCAAATAGCAAAGGCAAAAGAGGAGTGAAAGCAGCTTGTGGATGTTGACCAAAACTAGACTCAACAAAACCTTGAGGCAATCGTCCACTTACAATTTCGCTAATCTCACCATTATCAATAACTAGACCTAATTTTGAAAAATTGTTTTGATTATTAATAAGTTGTTCCTGCATCATTTTAAGAGTATCATTTAAACCAATACCCTTTTCCAAAGCAATCATCTCAACGAAGGTCAGTGGTTGTCCCTCTATTGGTTCAACCAATACCTTATACGTTTGTGTTTCGTCAAAATCTGTATCAAATAAATCTGTAAGACCTAGGGTTTCTGCTTCTTCAAACGTAAACGCAATCTCTCCCTCAATGGGCTTAGAGGCTCGTTTGAGTCGGTCGATACTAACGTTTTCAATTTCATCAAGTCCTTCGATTGTGAACTGAACGTAATCTTTAAGGGCTTCTTGGAACTCATATGCAACTCCTTTTGCGTACACGCTTTGTTGATAATCTTGTGCGATTTCTGGTGCGACACCTTCAAACTCGGTTGTCTCAAATAAATTGTAGTAATCGATTCTATTTATTTCTTTGTTTACATCTGATACAATTTGAACAAGTCCATCCATATCTAATTTCTTCAAAGTATTTGGAATAACTTCCAACAAAAGTGGTCCATACGGAGTACGAATAATTATTTCACCATCTTCGATCATTTGGAGAATATGTGAACCATTCAAACGAACTGGGTCTACTGTTTTGAGGCTTCGTACAAATCGAGTACCAGTTACGTTAGAAACATTATCTTTTATCTCTTTCGGTATTCTCAACGTTATAAATTCGTACTTAACAGGGATTTCACCACTTCGGTCAAATATAACTGTTTCCTCTAATTTTTTCCCAAATCGTTGTGCCACTTGGTTGAATATTTCAACACTTCGTGAATTTGCTAAAGATTTTTCGATACCAATAGAATCGAAACCAAGTTGAGCAGAATCTAATATCATATTTTCAACATATGATTTTGATACACGTTGAAAATCCATCACCATATTTTGGTATTGGAAAACTGCCGGGTCAAACAAATCATTCATGATCCCTTGCATTCTTCCAAAGCCTTCGGTTTGGTCTGATGCAAAATGCATTATGTCCGTGTGAAGTTTTTCTCCACCAAATGTAAATACAATTCCTTCATTTTGCAGTCTTTCATACTGTTGCATTTGTATCACTAATTCTGTTCTTTTTTCCTGGAGTAAGGCACGATCAACTTGATTCTTTTTCCCAAGTTTTTTATAGACATCATCGATGCCATCAATCAACCTAGCAATCGATTTTTTCCTAAGTCCATGATAAGTCCCATCGGTTCGTTTGGGTTGGTATGTTTGGTACATATTATTACCCTCTTGCAGTAATGCCTTCTGCTCTACAGTGGGTAATGTTTCATCGATATCAAACAATTTTAATAAAGTATTTAGTTTTGTTTGCTCGGTTTTACTTAATCTCTCTCGACCCAAAAGGTCTATGGCTACACGTATGTCCGTATTGATTGATGCTGATAATTCTTGACCGAAAAAACTTTTCGTTGTATCTTTGCCCATGCCTAAATTTAATACGGGAACAACTCGTTTATTGACACGCACTAAATCAGGAGAAGATGCACTTCCAACTTGATCAAAAACGTCTGCAAAGTTTTGTAACATATGACCGGAGGCATTGTCAAAACCAAATATCTCATATTGTCTCGACATCATCTCAGTTATTAACTTTGTGGTTTGAGATACGCTTAGGCTATCCATTTTTAAGTTTTGTATGCTTTTTAGTTGTTGCGTATATTCACTTTCAAATTTAGAACCCATATACCTAAGCACCGTTGTGTTGATACTTTCGTGCTTTTCTTCGAATCGAGCCAAAATATTTTTCTTGTATTTTTTTAGAAAGTTCTGTATTCTTTTTTCACTCTTAGCTCCACCCTTGTCACGTGTAAAAGATTCTTGGTTGATTCCTTCTTTTTGAAACAAGTCACGTATCTTATTTGATTTGTTCTCAAATGCACTTTTGAATTCTGAATCTATGAATGAAGTATCAATCGTGGTTACTTTACCCTTTCTCTTAGTGGTTTTTTTCCCTTCTAAAAGATAATCAAGTCTATATGAATCAAGTTTCAAAGGTTCAGAAGTTACACCCAAACGTTTTCTGAAATCAATGTACTGCTTTTCAGTAAATTTATATGCATACAGTTTTCTTTTATTTGTATATGCTTCAAAGTGTTTCATGAAGGGAATATAATTATTGATTTCATCGTGAAAAGCTAATGCATCATTTTTAAACTCTTCATATGCAGCTGCTCTCTCAGTTAGACTATTCAAAGTTGTTTGTACTTCCTCTCCAGTTTTTTTATCAACCAATGACTCAAAAAGAAAACCTTTCTTTTCACCTCTTAAAAATTCTCGACCGACAATATAGTATTCACCAACATTGATTACCAATTTATTATCAGCCCTTTTGAAAAACTGTACAGTTCCATCGCTTTCGTAAAAACCAGTCTCCTCAAAATCCTTCAAGCGTTGTAATTCTATTTGTATATTTTTATTCTCTACCCGGATAAGTTTCCTAGTATCCTTTTTGTTTTTGATTTGTTCATCCAAATGTTTTGATTTGGCAATCAATTTTTTTCTTGCTTCCTGAACAGCTACAATTTGTTCTTCATTAATTTGAAGAGGTATCAGTGGTGAAATATCTTCTTTGGGCTGAACAAACTTCACACCTTTTTCATAATATACTGTAGGCTCTTCCTCGATGGTACGACCAATGACATTCCTAAAGTCTTCTGTCAAATGTATTACTAAAGAATCGTCTGTTTTTTCTATCTTCAAATTTTCATCAATATCGGCCACATAATCTTCTATAATCTCCACAAACTTTGATTCGATTGACGCAAGATTTTCGTTAGATTCTGTTACCTTGAGATTTTGATACATACGTTGGTCATCATCTAGAGAACGCTCTATTCTTTGATTCAGTTCTTGGATCTCTTGTTGCAAATTAGGTTTTGACTCCGTTGACGCTTCATCAAACCCTTCTAACTTTGTTGTTCTCAATTCCCTAAATTGCTTGATCGCATTCCGATTCTGCAACAACATATAATAGTCTTGGGTCTTGACTCTGCTACCCATACTTTCGTGAAAAATACCCAAATCTCCCAAAGGAATTGTAACGGTATTGTATCCATTAGACGAAGCATCCTCTAAAATGGTTTTTGTAAACTCAGACCGATAATATAACTCTTTATTTAGATTCAATGCCTCTTTCTGTGATTTGACACTACGCATTGTTTCAACTCTGAAAACACCATCATTTTCATCCACGAATCGAACTCTTGCCTTTTCATCCTTACCCCCCAAATCGTATGTCTTTACTTGTTTTTCTCCTACACCTCGACGATAAAACGTATCATTCAAAAAAGTTCGTCTTTGCTCTATCTTTTGTATAATTTTTTGTTGTTCAAGAAAATCGTCAGTTGCAGACAACTGTTGTTTAAGTTGTTCAATTTCCTCGGTCTTTTTCCTTATTTCGGTTTCTCTTTGTTTTACTTCAGTTTCATTGAGAAGAGATTGTTGTTCTGATTTTTTACTTTTTTGTAGTTTGGCTTCTCGAAGGGTTTCTGAGTCAATGGTCATATCATCAACTTTTGCAAAAGCCTCTTTTTGCTCTTCTGTTAAAATAAACCGTTTGGAATTTTGAATCCGATCTATTCTTTTTCGAATACGTTGGTCGATAAGATATTGTTCAGACCCTAAGTCCTGCAAGGCTTCCAATTGTTTGGATGTACTAGCATAAATTTCTCTCAAAGAACGTCCTTTTCCCCCTTTGTCGAGTTCCTTTTGTATCTTTTTTAACTCTGCCTTCTTTTCGTCTGTAAGTACATCATCTTCCAATAACAAAGATTCTCTCTTTAATAAATTCTCTACATCATTTTTCTCTGCTAATTTGATTCTTCGTTCATATAGTTTTTTATATTGAGCATCTAAAAACCTACTCGTTTGGAGAGAACCATCATACTCTTTTGTTTCAAATTTTGAATTTCTCTCCAGGCTACGAGTATAGTGATTTGCAACAGTGTCTTTGGTAATTTGTGTTGGTGTATCTTGATACAAGGCCGGTACACCATCTATTTCAGAAACAGCATAAAAATTAGCAACTCCACGTGTACTTATAGGCTCATTCGATAATGACAACATCAGTTCATTTGCAGTTATGTTTTGGTCTTGAACCTTTGCGTAAAAACTATTTACATTGTCAAATGATTGCTCAGATGCTTGTTTGATTGGTTTTGAATCAAAATATACTTGGTCAAAGAATGCCTGTGGATTATCCGGGTATAATAATGATGCAAAGGTGTACTGATTACTCATCCACGCATTTTTTTCGGACGAACTTAAATCGTCACGTTTGAATATTATTTTTTCAACATTTTTATACGAATCTGATTCCCTAATTTTTCGAGGAATGGTTGAATTATTTTCGTATATCATATGTGCTTGTGAAACTAAAGTAGGAACTTCTGCTATGTTATTGGCTTTGATTTTTGCAAATACCTCTTGATGTGGAATTCCAAAAACCTCTAGTATGTCTTTGGAACGTTTCAGAGTTTTCTTTGTATTTTGTATGAAATTATTTTGTGCTTCTGCATCTTGTGGGAATTTTTTCTCAGCATATAAACTTATATTGTCAGGATCTAAACCATCTTTCATAAGCATAGCTAGATTAAAACGTTCTTCTTCTTGAATGATTTCAGGCAAAGTATATCTTCTGTTCATATCAATTTGCTCATTTATGAGTTTATCAATATATGCTTTTTCTTCTGCTTTTAATGTATCGTACCGTAAAGGTAATCGAGGAGTTAGTGGAGCCTCTCCCCTTAAAACTTGTGATGTTTGAAATGCTAACTCACTGGCCACACCTAACCCGGACCCAACTCCCAACGTTTCACCTACATAAAATGCAGGTAGTAAAATATTCGTGGTGTACTCCTTCGCATCGGGTAGTCCTACAGTCGCTTCTATAACTGAATCTCTGAAATTTGGCGATGTCGTATCCCCTGATTTTCTTCTTGGATAATCCAGTTTACCCGCAGTTTGACCAATTCTAGTCAATGGCTTTGAAATCAATACTCTTTCGGCTGGGATTGCGAAATCTAATCCCAAACCAACATACTCAGCTAATATCTCTGCTCTTTCATCTCCACCATAAAGATAAACTATGTATGGCAAATCACCCATCAACCCAGGATCTCCCATTGCAATTTTAGCTGCTACACGTGAAGTATAACTAGGCATATCAGAAAAGCCCATATCAAAGGCATCCAACCCTGCTTCAATAAATGGTGCTCCCACAGAAACTCCAGCAAGTATACCTTCTTTTTTTAATGCAACTGCGCCCCCAACAGGAATTTCTACTGCAAGCCTCTCAAAGAATGGAGCAAGTTGAAACAAAGCCCGACCAATAGAATTAACCTCCTTTGTAAAAGTTTGCGTATGCGGATTAAAAGTTGGTGTCGAGCCAGCATCAATCATAAATTGCATCATTTGACCCGGACCACTTAGAATTACTTGATCTCTATAATTAACAAATCGTTTTAAATCATCATTGTCAAGATTGCGATCTATATCGGTTATGTAGGTCAAATCACCTACTGTTTTTCCCACTAATTTATCAATCGATATATCGTCAAGTTTATATCCCATTGAGTTCGCATAACTTGGTGTAAACTCAGTTATATTCTGAAGAAATATTGCTTGCATGTATTTAGGTAATGCTTCAAATTTACGAGTTTTGAATTGTGGGTCATCTAAAAAATCTGTACCAGACATTTCACGAATTCTAATTCTATCAAAGTCTAAACTTGCCTCATCAACGCCGGTGGCATCGTGAACAATACTATCTAAGACTGACATGCTTTCGATTAATTGATTGACATAAATATCACCATCATCAATCATTTCTGTGTTTATTTGCCGAATGGCATTCATACTCTCTTCATAATCGTTTAATAGTACGTCCATAAATTCTGAACGCAAGGATAAACTTAAATCTTGTGTTTGAGTTTGTTCTTCCAAAACACTAAGTTTATTTATCTCTTGTTGTATTTTTTCTATAGTTTTTGGGTCTGCACCAGTTTTATTGAGTCTGTCTATATCTCTTTGTAAATCACCCTTTTTATTTTGCAGCTGCTCTAACAACATCGTTTTGGGTCTTTCTGATGCCATAAGTGGCTCAATGAAGTTTGAAGCAAGCATTGTACCAAACTTTTCATACCATTCTGTTTGTTCGGAGGGTGAAAAACTCAATCCTCCAGATGCATCAATTATTCTTTGCATTGCACCGACTGAATAATTGGTCGGGTCTTCTGCTTTTTTTAAAAATTCATTATACTGCCTAAATAAATACTCATCGGCTAAAACACCCACACCAAAAGACTTTTTATATGGGTTCATTGAAACTGATTCTTTACTGAGTTTTAATTCAGGTTCTGTTATCATTTCATTGATATTATCAACCAAACCATTCAAAACCATTTGATTTTCTAAAATTTGCTCTTTAATTTCATCAGATTGTTCTTCTTTTTGTAACTCTTGAGTTTCTAACACTATATCTGCAATGTTCTTTGTCAATCGATTATATATGGCTTGAGACTTTGGTGAAAACATTTCGGATGCTAATGTTTGTGCTTGCGAAAACTGTTCTTTTGCTTCTGTAGTAAGAGCATCACCAATAACACCAATGTTATATCCAAAATTACTCTCTGGTCTTTTATCAAGTATTTTAGCCAGTTCTATGTATTGGTCTTGTATTGCGTGTTTTCCTTGTGGGTCTTCCCCGGAAAAAGTTCTAAGAGAATGCTCTTTAACTGCTCTACCTTCACCTATTTGAAATTTATCTAACCCAGTCAAGTCAAAATTTGGATTCCGATTCATCGCTCTTAATTTTTCGATATAACTTAAATTTGTAAAGTCTTGTGCGCTCATACCCAATACTTCATAAACAGGAACACCATTAATTGATATTGGGATTTTTCCACCAAAAGCATTTTCATATATCTGATTAGTTATTCTTTGTGTTTCTACTTCGCTCTTGCCTAAAGTATCCTTCTCTATTTTTTCGTTCAAAAATTCTTCAAACTCAAAAATGTTTTTTGGTTGTATCAAGTTAAGTTGGAACTCTGTATCTTCTGGTTGAATCTCTAACTCTTTATAGATCTCCGGGAGAATAGGTTGTGTGTATGTTTCAAAGAAGTCAGATCTTTCTTCTATTGTCATATCTTTTGTTGGTTTATCAGATATCAACGTTGTTGGCTTAGATATACCAATAGACCCAACCTTTTTTTGATATTGATCTACAAAATAAGATTCGTCATACAAGTTAGGATATAAGTCGCTATATTGTTTTTTTGCTTGGTCTATTGTCAGTAATGGTCCGAAATCGAGACTGTAATATCTCAAATCATCCATATAAGTATCTATGTTTTTTTCTGCTGGCTTTGACATGTTGTTCTCCGTTCCACATATCTTACCTTAAACGATCACTATCTTCAACCATTAAAATAATCATCTCATTGTTGTGTCGTTCTTCAAGTTTATCATCTAGTTTTATTCGATCTTTATCTGCTTTGAACGATGCCATTGGCATAAACTCTTCACGTGAAGGAATGACAAATGGTTGTTGGTCTGCTCTAGGAGGTTGAAATACAACTCCTTCCTCTTTTATTTCAACCGAACCATCAGCCAAACTGTCTCCAGTTTCTAACTCTCGCGTTACTCCAATCTCTTTATCGGCAACAAAGATTTTATCATCTTCTCTCTCCATAACCATAAAACGACTCATTATGTATCGTCTATATTGAGTGACCTTCTCATCCTCTTTTTCCATATCCATAATTGCTTCATCATCTAATTCGATTTTAAACATTATCTTGCTCCTAATTTACGGTCTTGCTCCGATAATAATTCCAAAATAAAGGAATATGATGGATCAGTTTTTTTGATTTCATATGGTTTGTCTCCTTCAAATATGTATGGGATTTGTTCATCACCTACCTTTGTGATCCCAAAATTAAGTCCTCCAGGAGCTTGATACTCCGTGTTGTATTTTATATTTTGATAACCTAATGGTGTATCATCTCGCTCTCGATATTGCATTTCTCTGATTTCTTTTTCTTGCCGAAGAACCTCCGGGGTTTTCCTTACAAAAAGATTTTCGGTTCTGTAATTACTTTCAAATGGGTCAAATATTGATTCTAATAAATTCTGTTGCCCAATATCATATCGAGTTAGATATCCTTCTAATTTTTGTGACTCTTCTTTAAGTTGGTCATCGATTAATTTAATAGTGGCCTCTAAATCACTTTGGCTCGGAATTTCTACTTTTGGTGCTCCGACATACCCTTTTTTCTCTTGTAATATTCTTTGCTTGTATCGTTTTTCAATGTTTTCACGAAGTTTTTTTTCTTCATTTGGGTCACCTCCTGTTACAGATTGTATCATGGGTGTCGGTATATCTATCTCCAATTTGCCTGTTCTCGGATTTTTTATAATAAATTGATCTGCTAGGGATGATTCAGACACCGTAAGCATAAAACCCAATTCTTCTGCTCTATCCTCGGATGTCTTTTGAGGTACTGCTCCTTGCCCTCTTGCAAAAGGATATTTGTTTTTTAAAATGTCATCAGGGTTATTACCTGAAAGTTTCTGTTTTAATTGAAGTTCTATTGCTTGGAAATATTGTGAAGTCGCTTTATCTTTCGATGCAGCTTTGTTTTCTTGAAGTACTTCTAATGCAAGAGCTACATCAGATAATTGGAAATTTTTATCGAGATTACTATCATTAAGAAACGTTACTGCATTTTTTTTACCTTTTTGGCCTAACATTTGACTTTTAAGTTGCGCCTTCTTATTTTTAATATCCCCTTCTTCCTTTGTCGCTCTATTTTGTGTGCTTGCACTTATACCACCACCAGTTTTGCCCAATAGTGCTCTTTGAAGCATTTCTTGATTTTCTCGATTTACCGTGGC